GGGCGACTCACAAAGTGGGAGGCACTTTGGAGGAAAATTGTTTACGGACTTGGCTGGACGGGCCAAACAGGGTTCACTGGATCTTCGGTCGCTGTGGGGAGATCCCTAAGGGCTTGGCGGTACTCAATCCATTCGGTTTGTTTCGCGAGAGATGCGTGAGGCCAATCGGTATTGGCGTACTTATCTGTTTTGATGAGTAAATCGTCGCGTTCACGTCGCAAACTTTTCAAAGTTAATTCATTTTGTAACGTCGTAGTCCAATAGTCTTCACACTCTTGTTGTGTTGGGATAATAAAGGGTGTTTCGGTATATACGTTCGCCTCCTCGTTCCATGTGACATTTACGTTTGAAACATCTTGATCTGATGTATATGTAGTTTGATTTATCCAAATTACATTACTTAAATCTTCATTTGATCCCTCATTAAATGTGATACTTTCACTCGGTCTTAAAGAATTTAATACAAGTAAGATATCCATTAGTATCTTATACTACTTTAAGAGCCATAAAAAAATTCGTCGTTCCACGCTCATAATTTGGATCATCAAGGGCACCCGTGGTTCGATTCGTGTAAACAGTGGAAGTTGAATTACCCTGTTGTATGAGTATTTCTAATTTTAATTGTGATCCAGGACCAACGGGACAATTTGGTATCAAAAACTTAGAACTTGCTATAGCCGAGTCTAGTGTACTACCATTATCTGAATGATTCGATATGGCGATCATACCACAACCTCTATTGTTAGTACCGGCTTCGGGGTTCTCAACTGAGTGTATTATCTGAGTAGTCAGGTTTCCGTAGTACAGACGCAATTTAAGAACAGTATTCCAGGGAACCTCCACTTCTCCAGACCACTTTACCTGTCCGAATACCTCGAGATTTGCAGTGCCATAGCTATTATACTCTTTTGGAACGTCGAATGTAAAACTGTTTAATGCTTTCACTTGATTACTGGCGGTGAAAGATGTTGACGAAGAGGTTGTGACGTCACCGGTTAAAAACGTGTGAAATGGACCCACAATATCCCCCCGCACATCCAAAGCCGCCCGAGGCTCCGACGTCCCAATTCCCAACCTCCCGTTCTTGAGGGTCATCCCCAACACCCCATGACCAAAGTCCTCCTTCTGGTAGGCATAGAGTTGGTAGATCTCGTCGGAGGTTAGGGCCCGGTTGAAGAGGCGGAAGTTCGCGATGGAGCCCGTTAAATGGGATGAAGTACCACTAACCCTTGAACCTAAAGAAAGTGTGGTATTCGTAAAATTGATTGAATTAGATGTTGTGTTATCAGTTGAAATTTGTAGATTTTGTAAAGTATCGATATATAAACGCTTTGAAGAAGTCGTTACACCACCCCCGTCATAAACCACGACTAAATGATACCATCTATTCTTTTGTATACCTAAATTATACATCTGTATATCGTTATCCCAACTTTGTAGATTAAAGCCATCGTTTTGGTATCGGATACTTGATACTTTATCAGTCGTTTCACCCGCGCTCGGTGCGAGTATACATATATACCCATCACCAAGTGTGTGTAAAATTGAAATGTTTACCCAAACACTCATCGTATGTGGCTGGTCTCCAGTAAACGTACTCACCGTAGAACGTATATCACTCGTACCGTTAAATACGAAAGCTTTGTCAGATACTGTTACATTAGTCACTGAAATACTGTTTATAGCCGACCCCAGACTCGATGGTTTTAGATCGTTCACGGACGAAACAGCCCCATCTGCCAAGTCCTTCGCATCATAGTAGACCTCCAACCAATCCGTGTTGGGAACGTTAGGGACTGACTTGATCACCACGTCCACACCGTCAGCTTCGGGGTCGTATTCGGGGGTGCCGAAGAGTTCCATTTCTGCAAAGTTTAAGACAGTTGCGTCCGTATGTGATCCAAGCTCGTATGCTATAAGAGCTATATGATTATAATAGTCATTCGTATTGTTTTCAATTGTTCTTGAAACAGTTGTGAGATCGGGCATCGTAAAATTATCAAAATCGTGTATAGGGTACCAATTGGTTCCATTTATGCTACCTAAAAATACTCCTTTATAAGGTACTCTATGTGCATAATTCGAGTTTGCTCTCGGCGAAAAACTAAACCCCGATAATTTCATCTTTTCCGTTGTGGGCATTTGAAGTTTAATCCATTCACCCTGGTGTTGAGTTCCATTAGCATCGGTAATACTTGCAGATCCATCATACGTAGATCCACTTGTATATATATCGGCCGAGTGATAGCCACGTTCACCATTGGCATTACCATCGAAGGCACGGTATGCCTGCCCAGACGATATTCCGTTATTTTCTGAAGAAGCCTCGGCGGCGTACCCATTATTCAACGCGTTTTGTGTTAAAGCCACCCTCGGATACTTGATGAGCTTTTTGGATCGGGGAAACTCCACGACGACATTGGAATTGAGTTTGATGGAGGCTGTGTTTGAGGTGTGGAGCATGTTCACGTTGGAAACCACGTTCAAGTCTGCGACGTTCCCTGTGATGAGTGCATCCCCCACGACATGTAGATTAGAAGTGGGACTATCCGTCCCGATGCCGACTTTATTCCCCACTGAGTCCACGAAGAGGGTGTTCGTATCCACCGCCAAGTTTGAGGAAATGGCAACATCTCCCACAACATCTAGGGCTGACCCTGGGTTGGTCTTCCCGATACCGACGTTCCCTGTTGTCGTGTCCACAAACAGGTTCGCGGTCCCTACCTCGAGGTTCGAGCTCACAAAAACATTCCCCACAACATCTAGGGCTGACCCTGGGTTGGTCTTCCCGATGCCGACGTTCCCCGTCAAAGTGTCCACAAAGAGGTTGGCTGTACCGACCTCAAGGTTCGAGCTCACAAAAACATTCCCCACAACATCGAGGGCTGACCCCGGGTTGGTTTTCCCGATACCGACGTTCCCCGTCAAAGTGTCCACAAAGAGGTTGGCTGTACCGACCTCAAGGTTCGAGCTCACAAAAACATTCCCCACAACATCGAGGGCTGACCCCGGGTTGGTTTTCCCGATGCCGACGTTGCCTGTCGTCGTGTCCACAAACAGGTTCGCGGTCCCTACCTCGAGGTTCGACGAAACTGTTAGGGTCCCGTTCACGTTGACCTTTAAATCGACTGCTGTTTGCACAGTAATAGTCGACTGCGAGGCGTTACCCTGTGTGTACCCAATCTCGAGGGTATCTGTATCTTCATCAAAAATCACGGCGACGTTACTGTTACCGGTGGGACGGGTCATCACGAACCCGAGGTCTCCGGTCCCCACATTATCTTTACCGAGTTCGATGATGGGGTCTTTAACTCGTAGATTTTCTGTATCGATTGTCGTCGTAGTACCGAGAATGTTCAGGTTCCCCGTGATGATCGTGTCCCCCGCGACGTGGAGGGTCGCCCCGGGTGTCCTCGTCCCCACACCAATCCTAGACATCTGAGTGTCCACGAAGAGGTTCGCGGTCCCTACCTCGATGTTCGCCGTCGTGACGAACCCTGTCGTGGCGTTATTGAATTGAAGCGTGTTCGAGGTGACGTTCCCAACAGTGGTGATAGCCTCGAGATCGAAGGAGGGGTAAATCTCGATGAATCCCAGCTTGAGTCCCTCGGCCACGACGTTCCCCGTGACAGTGAGGACATCCGAAGAGTCTCCGCTGACGAAAAGATTTGAGCCGACTGAGAGGATATGCTGAGGATTGGTGTTCGCGACACCCACCTGGGGGACACGTAAGGCTGCACTCTCGACATCCAGGTACCCATTCACACCTTCCACAGGCATAGTTATTATAACTCGAGAGTATTTTTAAAGGGGGGAAACACGGAGGGTGAGAGAAGTCCTACGGACTTCGATCGGGATGGGGGCTCCTTACAAACTGGGTTTCAATTTGGAGGAAGTTTGTTTATGAACTTGGAACGACCGGCCACTCAACACCAGTGAGGTTTCCGTCGGTGTCTAGCATGGGTCTAGCTGTTGTGGGGAGATCCCTTAGAGCTCGGCGGTAGTCCCACCAGTTCTGGATATTCAGTTCGATTTTATGTGGGTAGTCTGTAGTCATGTACTTGTCACTCTTATCGAGGAGAGCATTTCTCTCCTCCCTAAACTTCTGGATCGCCTCGACATTTGTGAGTTTGTAGAGTGTATATTCGTATAAATCGTATCCGGGTTTTATGAAACCCTGCTCTTCGAAGATAAGGTTATCCCAGGTACCGTCAGAGGATGTATAGGACATACCGGGAAATAAATTTTCTAGTACTTGGGTGATCATATACTTTATTGATATATTTTTTAAAGTATTAGAATGTTCCTGGGGCTTGTATCACCACCGTACCAAACGACGAAGAATGCGTTCCACCATAAGATCTATTGCCAACCTGGTTGTGGGGGTAAGTACTGACATAGGATGTACCTCCTCCGGAGCCTGGACCGATGTTCCACTCGCTCGTATCACCTCCCGAGTACCCACCCCCACCCCCACCTGTGTGTGGTGCGGTACCCCCACCACCACCAAAACTACCTTCGTTATAGTAGTAGCTCCCCACATTGCCATAACCACCAGTTCCACCCAAAGAGCCATTATAAGCAGACCTACCAAATGACGACTTCGTGGCTGTGTTGTTGTTTTCGATCGCAACTGGAGTTCCATTGTACCGTACCCCACCACCTGGGCCGTGTCCGTAACCGCTGTTCCCACTCCCTATATGGACTGCAGCGTCAATGTCAAGGGGTTGGTTTCCACCCCCCCCACCTGTATATTTGTAACCCCCCCCCCCACCTCCACCTGCGACGATGTAGATACTCTCGATTTGGGGATCGGACAGATAAGATTCTTTTAAAACGTACGAGCCACCCCCACCACCCCCTGCCACCCACGCACTTCCTGAGCCGTACGGTCCTACAACACCGTGATGTCCTACAATAATGATCAGCTTTTCCCCTCCTGACAAAGGAAAGTCACCCATGCAATACCCCCCGTTCCCACCATAATGCGTAGAATCTCCATTCGGTCCCCCCTTTCCCCCATACGCCTTAATTCTATACGTTCCGGTCTTAGGAACAGTCCAAAGCTGTAACCCTCGTTTTCCCGATACTTCATTAAACCAGGCGGGAGTGTTATACCATACTGTTGAATTATATGCAGTTTTCATTTGGGCGAACGTAGGACCAAATCGTCCCGTAGCAGCAGCATTCGTGAACGTATGTGAGGTAAATGAGTAGAGTCCCGATAAACCCGTAATATTGAAGGTTCTTTCTACGAACGACTGACTGGGAGTATCAACCACTCGAAATGTTACGTTCGTGCCAGAATTTAATGCCCCGATAGTACCAGAGATCACACCCGAACTCGCATTGAGACTGAGACCCCCCGGTAAGGGGTTACTACCAGGTGCTACTGCGAATGTCCTACCGGAAGTACCCCCCACAGCATTTGTACCCGCGAGTGTGTAACTCACGGACGAGCTAGTATTGAAGGTTAAGGTCGCCCCAGCCGCCGGGGAGGTCCATGCGGTACCCGAGAACCCAATCGTTTGGGTGCTTGTAGCAGCGAGACCCGAACCACCTGTGATTTTAACAGTATAGGGTCGATTTGCGACTTGGTCCGTAGCAGAGGACAAGTCCCCCATTTTGAATGTGGTTGTTGCCGCGTTCACGAATGTCATATCCACCACCTCATAATTGGTTCCATTGGCACCCACGAGGTTTATAGCCAGTCCTGAATCAAAAGAAGCCCCTGAGACCGTGAATACTTGGGTTGCCGTATCCGCGACGAGAACACTCGTCGGTGAAATACTCACAATCGAAGGTGGTGTTGCGAGGGCACCCCACCCTGACCCCGTATATGCTTCCATGTACCCGGTTGTTGAGTTGTACCGCATTGAACCCAGAGGTGCATACGTCGGTCTCTGGGCGGTCGTGCCACCACCTAATGAGATACCCGTTGTCCCAGTGGACTCGATACGACCCGAAACCACAACATCTCCCACAACATCTAGGGCTGACCCTGGGTTGGTCTTCCCGATGCCGACGTTGCCCGTCACCGTGTCCACAAACAGGTTCGCCGTGCCCACCACCAAGTTTGAGGAAATGGCAACATCTCCCACAACATCTAGGGCTGACCCTGGATTCGTCTTCCCGATGCCGACGTTGCCCGTCACCGTGTCCACAAACAGGTTCGCCGTGCCCACCACCAAGTTTGAGGAAATGGCAGCATCTCCCTCCACATCTAGGGTAAAAGCGGGGTCCGTGGATTTACCGAT